TACCGGTTTTACTGTTTTGAATCATTCTGCACAACATGCGATTGGAGGTGATGGTAAAGGACCACGCGCTAATACCGCAAATGCTTCTGGGGGAAATAGTTTAGAAGAAACAACTAGCAATATCATTTCTGGTGATCCTGGACACGATCATACTATTACAAGACCATATGTTTATACCAGTAATTTTACATACAGTTATCCAAACGTCGATGTTCCATTAGATGAGATGACATCAACCGTCGATGTAGATATAGAAAATTTAAATGTATTAAATCAAGTAGTTACTCCTTTTATTTTAGTTCATTACGTAATTAAATTTTAACGGTATGGCATCCTTCAACGTATATCGATCATATAGTAGTAATATTAATATATCAACTTGTGTAAAATATGTTAGTTGGATTACTGTAGGTGGTGGTGGCGGCGGAGCACGTCCTAATATACCCGGAAATCCTTACTTTGGTAAAACACCACAGGCCGGAGGATATAGTTGTGCTGGTGGAACTATCTCTTATGGTGGTGGTCCTGGTAGTTTTTATAGTGGAGGCAGCGGTGGATATGGTAACTGGAGATATGGATCTAGCGGTAGATACGGTGGTGGTCCATGGAATAGAGCTGCATCAGGATATGGAAGCACTGGACAGGGCGGATCGGGTCAGTGGAGAGGTGGTGGCTCAAGTTATGGCGGAGGTGGTGGAGGTGCATCGTGCTGTGTAAAATATAGAGGTAGTTCTGGGGCGCAACCTGGACAAAATGTTTATGCTATTGTAGGTCAAGGCGGTCAGCAAGGTGGCAGTGGTAGTTGTAGATATGGATATTCTGGATCGGTATATGCCACTATTTGTACATACGATCCTCCAACACCATCAATCAGTGCTAATCCCACTGCGTATAGATTAAATGGAACTGATGGGAATAATTCTCGATCGTGTTTAACATGGACAACTGGTGGTGGTGAGTCTACATCAGAAGTATTAGAAAGAATGCGTAATGGTGCTGTTGTTGAATCACTCGGACAGGTAAATAGATCTGGTAATTTGACTGTTGCTCCTACAGAAACCAGTGAATTCAGATTAACTACAACAAATCCTGCATACACTAGATCTTCTACTGTTACAGTTACTGTATACATACCGCCACAAATAACTTTTAGTGTAGATGCTACTGATGCTACGATAGTGCAAGGGAACAGCACTATATTGCGTTGGACTGTGACTGGTGACGTTGATAATGTGAATATTACTCCTGGTATTGGGGGTTCTAATCTGAATAGTTTCGCAACAATATCTCCTACTGTAGATACATTATATACTATTACTGCTTCTGGTTTAGGAGGAACAGGTTCTGCGGAGGTATTAGTTTATGTACTAGAACCACCGACTATTAGTGTGAGTGGACCCATTAACATATTATACAATGAAGATATTCAAGTAACTGTTAGTGCTACTAATTCTGATGGAGGTATTAGTTACATTGCTGAATACTTATATACTGATGGAACTAATGAGTTTAAACCTTCAGTAGCAATACCTGACACTATTGGTGATGAAGTAACTGTATTTGGACATACAATACCTGTTGCATATACTGATTATGGACCATTTAAAGTAAGACTTACATTTCTTGTAGATGGGTTTGGAACATTAGAAGAAAGTGATAGCATTGAAATTCCTATTATAATTGATACAACTCCTGATGCTATTCAAGTACCTGAAACTGATGACGCATTTAAAGATGAGGAACCCGTAATAACTCCTGATGTAGAAGTTACTACAGATCAACTTATCGTTACTGATATAGATATACCAGTGGAGATCAAAGCAGATTCTCCTATTCAAGTGGAAATTGATAATGATAACGTTTGGCAGAACATTAGGGAAATATAATGCCTAATTTTTCATCACGACAACCAGGTACGCATCGAGTCACTGTACCAAAATTTTCTACAAATGTAATATTCAGTGTAGGTGCTGCGTCCGGTGGAGGTTCGCAATCATCAGGTGGGTGGAATTTTTCTAATGGTGGATTTGGTAGAGCTGGTAATTTTAGATTACTTACTCGTAGTTATGACTATGTTTTAACTTTTTATATTGGTGGACAAGGTTCTAAAGGATATGGACCAGCTAACCCTGGTGGATCTGGTGGTTATTCTCCATTAGCAAGTGGTGGTAATGGTCACCGTTCTGGTGGCGGTGGTGGTGGCGCTTCTGGTGTTTATGATAGTGGATTAAACAGATATACTGTCATTGTTGGTGGTGGTGGCGGTGCTGGTAGAATGGATAATAACACCGGTTATAGTGGATACTATTCTGCTGGTCGTGGTATTGGTGGTGGATCTACAACCGGTTCAATAAGTGCGAGGAATGGTGGAAATGCTCCTGCTGGTCACCGTGGTGGTGGAGGAGGAGGAATGTCTACTGGCGGTGCTGGTGGGTTAGGTGGTGCAACTACGTATAACGGATATGCTGGCATTGGGGGCAACTCTGGATGGTATAGTAATACCCAATATTATAACTGGACTTATAATAGTGGGTATTCAAATTATGGTAATGGATTTTTCACAGCATCATTTAGCTACGCTCCACCAGACATTCAATTTTTTACAATAACACCCAATCAATTTGTTCGCGGATCTAATGCAACTTTATCTTATAATATTGCTGGTAATGCAACATCTGTCTCACTAACAGACTTTCCTGGTAATCGTCCGGTATCACAAACTGTATCAATTAGTCCTCCTAATGATAGAACATATACACTAACCGCATCTGGTCCTGGTGGTACTCGATCTCAATCACGGAGTGTAGACGTACTTATTCCTCCTACTGTAAATCTTTCGACAGATAGATCTGACAATGTAATCATACAAGGGGAGTCTATTAATTTAATATACAGTATTACTGGAGATGCTTCCACTGCACAATTAACTCCCGGCATTGGTAGTGTCAATATTAATTCAACACCTATTCAGGTAACTCCAACACAAACTACAACATATACATTAACTGCTTCTCATCCATTAGCAGGTCAAGGTTCTGATCAAGTTACTGTTACTGTGGTTACACCACCTGTAGTAACATTAACAGCACCATTTTCTGTTAATTATGGTGATGATATTAATTTATCATCATATTCTGTTAATTCTGGTGTTTCCCTACAACTTTTAGTTAAGTATTACTATGCTGATGGTTCATTTAGTAATTACATTCTTGTAGAGCAGCTTCCAATTGCGACGATAGTTGACCGTGATACAACTCATAGTCCAGCATACAATACTATTGGACCTGTTCGTATAGAATACAAATTATATGGTATAGGGGTTGGATCATTAACAGATGAAGATATTAAGACGGTAAATGTTGTTATTGACAGAACCCCTGATGCCATGATTGTTCCTGAATCTGATGAGAAATTTATAGATCAAACTCCTGTAATAAGTCCTGATATAACACTTACGACAGATAAAATTCTTGTTGATGGTATAGATATACCAGTAGAAATAAAAGCTGATTCTCCTATTCAGGTAGAAATTGATGATAGTGGTGTATACGTAGATATTAGGGAGATTTAAATATGGGAACTTCAGGTAGTCTACATACATTCGATTCTTTTTACGGTTTTTTCAATCCTGGTTATATTAGAGTAGATACTTTCTATACTTCAAACTCTGGCGGCGAATCAATCAGTGCATATAGTCCTGCAGGATATGGTGTTTGGAATCTTTTTATGTCTAGCGGTGTTGCTGGAGTAGTTGGGAGTGTTTCACCTGTATACAGATTTTGGAATCCAACTCAATATAATCACTTTTACAAAACTAATAGCAGCACTCCTGCTGGTTATGTTTTTGAAGGTATTATTGGTCATGCATATACTAGTCCTGGACAATATCGTGTACCAGTTTATAAATCTTATAATTCTGCACTTGTAGATCATAGGTATTCGACTAGTAGTTCTGCTGGCGGGGGATACTCAGCTAAAGGTGTTGCGTGGTATTCTCCTGTATTTGTATATGGTTGTAAAGACTCTAGTGCTAATAACTATAATCCATATGCAAATCAATACAGTACGGGATGTACGTATAATGTCTATGGGTGTATGGATCCTTTAGCATCTAATTATAATCCAAGTGCTAATGTTAATAGTGGATGTTCATATCCTACTCCCAGTATCAGTTTCTCGATAGCACCACCAGCTATTATACGAGGACAAAATTCTACATTATCTTGGAGTATTAGTAATGCCACTAGTAGATCGTTAAGTAGTGTCGGCGCTATTGCTGCTAGTGGTTCTACAGTAGTATCTCCAGCTGATGATACAACATATACGATAAGTGCAGGTTACTATGGTTACACTAGCAACAGCAGTACTAAAACTCTAATAGTTTACATTCCTCCTATCGTAACATTATTGTTGGATGACGCGGAGATAACATTAGGACAATCTACAGTATTGAGGTGGTCAACAACTGGAGATGCAAGTACAAATGATATTCAACCTGGAATTGGTAGTAGTAATTTGTCTTCATTCCAAGTAGTATCTCCTACTGTAACTACAACTTACACTGCAACTGCATCTGGTTTAGGTGGAACTGATACCGATCAGATTACACTAGTTGTAATACCACCACCAGAAGTTAGCATATCTGGACCAATATCTGTTCTTTATGGACAATCAATAACATTACAGCATGAACAAGTAAGAGCTACGATTGCATATGAATTGCAGATTGCAATGACAGATTTGGATGGTAATATTACCTCCGAGATTATTAGTTTAGGAGCATCTGCGTCTGCTAATAGTACATATACTCATAATGTTCCTTATCATAATAGAGGACCAGTATCTATCATATACACTTTATATGCAGTTGGTGCCGGTGATTTATCAGATTCTGATATTGCTACTGTCAATATTGATATTGATCAAATGCCAGCTGGTATTATAGTACCGGAGTCCGAAGACAAGATTAAAAATGAAACTCCTATCATTTCACCAGATATTGAAGTCACTACAGAACAACTCGTCGTTGATGATATTGATATACCAGTAGCAATCAAAGCAGATGCTCCTATTCAAGTGGAAATTGATAATAGTGGTGTGTATTTAAATGTGGAGGAGATCACTTAATGCCTTATAGAAGTAGTAGTTACAATCGTTACGGAAATCCATATATTTGTGACCGTGGAACTCTATGGTGGCCGCAGGGATATAGCAGTGATCCTAGTCCGCCAGGAGGAAACGACTACGTTCGCAATGCAATTACAAATGCATACAGATCATTGTTTGGTAGATATGGAGAAGTTGGTGGTGTAGAAGGATATTTGGGTACGTGGGTATATCACCCTACTAGGGGTGGTTTTAGCAGTATCTACGCAATGGTCAGATCCGGGGGAATATCTAGTGGTGAATTGGGTAATGTTAATAGATACGGAAGGCATACAAATTTAAGAACCGGGTCTAGTTGTCCTCCTCCACCTGTCCCTGGTTGTACTAATCCACAAGCAGCAAACTATAATCCTAGCGCAACGGTAGATAATGGTACATGTTATTTTACTCCGCCATCCGTAGTATTATCAGTTAGTCCATTAACTATTATCCGAGGAGAAACATCGACAATTTCTTGGAGTACATCTAATAGTTATTATAGAGTTATTAATCAATTTGGAGCAGTAGGTACATCAGGATCTAGAGCAGTTTCTCCAGCAGGTACAACATCATATGTATTAACTGCTAATGGATTAGGAGGAACCCGCGCAATTACAAAAACTTTAATAGTTTACATTCCTCCTGTTGTAACATTATCTTTAGATGATAGTACAATAACGTTAGGGCAATCTACAGTATTGAGGTGGTCAACAACTGGAGATGCAAGTACAAATACTATCCAACCCGGAATCGGTTCTACTAATTTATCTTCATTCCAAGTAGTATCTCCTACTGTAACTACAACTTACACTGCAACTGCATCTGGTTTGGGTGGGGTTGATAGTGATGAGATTACATTAACAGTATTACAACCACCTGTTATTGATTTAACAGTTCCTTTAAATGTTAGTTATGGCAATAGTTTAGAGTTGGGGTATACATCAATTAATGCTACGGTATCACTAAAGATAGTACCATATTACTACTCGTTAGATGGTGTAGAAACTATAGGTGCTGATGTAGTATTACCAACAGGTGATGAGTCAAGTGGTAGTATTACACATACTCCTGCATGGGATAATCGTGGACCTGCTAGAATTGAGTACAAATTACTTGCGGAGGGAGTTGCCTCATTAACATCTGAAGATGTTGAAATAGTTCCTACTATAATAGATAGACTACCCGATTCTATCATTGTGCCAGAATCAGATGAGTTAATTAAAGATCAGGCACCTGTAATAACTCCTGACATACAGTTAACAACAGAAGAACTATTAGTTACTGATATTGATATTCCTGTAGAAATCAAGTCAGATTCTCCTATTCAGGTACAGATTGATAATGATGGTGTATGGGTTGACGTGGAGAACATATAAACCGTCACCCCTAAATAAGATTAGGATAATCCATCAAGTGGAAAGCAGTAACTTTAGTCCATGACATATTCTTATTCTACATCACCAGTATTTGTCAGCGAAGGACAAACCGTTCGCTTTAAATTTAAAGCGCCTTCGCAGTGGAACACTACATCCTCGGTAAGGATTTTAATTGGTGAACAGGAGACAACCTGGTATATCACTACGATCCCAGAAGATTTTGCTCCTGATCCATATCCGTTTAAGACTCTTAATGACGCAGATACTGGTGTCATGTATGTCTATGCAGATGGAAGTAGACCTGGAGAAGATATTGTTACTGTAACTGGATTAACTACATCTACTGAAGCAAGTGTTGCGGTTACCGGTTCATTAGTTGCAAATGTTAGTAACTTCGCTATCAGAGTTAAGAAAGTATCTGATGGAGAAACAGTTTTTGGTAATTGGGTGCTTCCTACTCCAGGATCACTTACTGTAGAAAATACAGATGAAATTCAAATCAAGTTATTATCTAATCCTATTCCCGGATTATTAACTTACATTGATGTAACAATTGGTACGAGAACAGAACGTTGGGTAATTAATACAAAGGTAGTTCCTCCTAACATTCCTGTACCATTTCCAGACTTCGATGATCTTTTTAATCAACCATTAGCTACTGCTGTTTATAGTAATATTTTGCAGGTCCAAGGATTAAATGATACTGCAATAATTTCATCAACGAACAATAATTTATATGTGGGTGTATCTGATAATAATACATTTTTCACTGATGGTAATGGATATGAAATTTTAGATAATACGGTTTTTGAATTAGTAACTAACAATCCTGCACCAACAATTAATAACGGTCAATATTTACAATTGTATGTTATAACTGAAAATACTGCAGGTGCTGTATCATCAAATCCGCTATCTATTGGTGATGAGTCAAGTGGATCTATCTGGACTGTAACTAACGGTAATTTCCCATCAACTACGCCAAAAGATTTCAGTTTTGTTAATCAAATTGATGTATTAGAAGGTGCATTAATTGCTTCTGATCCAGCACCAGATCCTAATGATCCTCCAGGAGGCATTAGCGAATTAGGTACAAATGTAGAAGTTGATGTTGTATTGGTAAGCAGTACTTCTTCTAATGATTCTGGTGGAGATGAACCAAGAATTAAGATTCAGTATGCAGAGGGAGGTGAGAGTTCTGTTGGATTGTTCCCAACAAAAGTAAACAATGGAGATAGGATTGTACTATACAATAAGTCTTCAGAAACATTTTCAACTGCTCTAACGCCATCAGTAGTATCAACTACTATTAAAGTCGGTCAGAGAGTTCTTAATCCTTGGAGTATTACTACTAATTCAGGACCAGATACTGATGCAGATTATCCAATTCCCAACAATCTCACTAATCAAGTTCCCGGTACAGAGGTATTAAGTAGTATTATTGCAGTGACTGGTATTAATAGACCAATCACTATCAATGCAACAAATGGTGCTACTATTTCTATCGACTTTGCTACTCCAGTAGCAGGTCCAGTTACATTTGATCCTACTATTCATAGTTCGTTCCGTGTCTTTATTACTTCAGATGGTAATTTATTTACTTTAGATGCCGGTGGTCAAGTCATTGCTGGACAAAAAGAAACAACGGTAACTGTAGGTACAGGAACGCCAAATCAATTTACTTGGAAGGTAAGTAACTATTCTGTTGCACCACCTCCACCAGAAATAAAAGGTTCGTGGTATAGTAAGAAAGGTTCATTGCTTCTTGAAGGTTTAGTCGAGAGTCTTGGACCTATCACTGCTGCTGGTACTGGATATACTACGGGGAATACAACTAGAGTGTCTACTTCTTCTAGTGGTTCTGGAACTGGATTAACAGTTAACATTGATGCTGATGGATCTGGTAATATTATTAGTGTTGCTATTGCTAATGGGGGTTCTGGATATACTGGTTCCGAAGTTATAACTATTACAGGTAGTGGTAATGGAGACGCTACTATCCCAGTAGCTACAGTAGCTAATCCTATGGTTATCGAAAGTAAAGAAGATGGTCATGCTATCGGTACTATTGTTGCTATTCTCAAGCAACCAAATGGTTCTTATGGTGTACTGGACGGAAGCATAACATCAAGATATCCTGGGTATTTTGAATGTTCTGGACAAATATTAGATAAAGATGATTATCCATTCTTATTTGATGTCATTGGTTATGATTATGGTGGATCTGGTAATAGTTTCCAGTTACCAGACTATAGAAATAGAAAACTTGTAGGAACTGGCGTTGTTAATGGAAACAAAGCATCATCAGCACAAGTTCCTGTTAGTGGTGGTGCTAGTGTATACGAACCAGGTGGACTTGGTGGTTGGTGGTATGTTGACGATGTAGACGTTGCAGGTGACAATCCATATGAAATCATTGTATCTGATGATACTACAGATACAACAGGAATCCAAAGTAATTTCTTTTCTTTAGGAACCGTAAAAACTGTATTTGATTCTGATATTGTACAAGATGTTGAATTTACAATTGCTTCTAGTGGTAGTGTAACTGCTCAAGTTGGACCATTATTAGATACTGCGGTTAATGTTCCTGCTCATACTCACTTATATGTTGCTGCAGTTCCTGATGGTTTAACTGGTGATCCTCTTATTGAATGGGGCACACGCGGATCATCTATATTAAACATGCATAATGTATCTGCTGGTTTAGGACAATCGACAGCACCAATATTCGTAGATGCTGGTGATAACCAGTTATCATCTAATCCTAACCCAATTGTTCAAGCTTGGTTAGCACGATTAGACAATTATTCTGGTGCTCAATTTGAAAGAGAATGGGATGATATTTCTGGTACTGCAACTTTAGAGTCTTTAGTAACGACGTTGATTCAGAGTATTAGTCCATCAACTACAGATCCAAACGATTCAGCAGCACGACGTTCACTTCAAATTACAGCAAATACTTGGTGGCCTTCACCATATTCTGGTGTTTCTGATTCTTATCTCACGAACGTTGGGATTCAAGGTACATTCTATGATGTTGGAGGTACTGCTGGTCAGGGAGCTAGAAATGTAAGTGCTGTTATTGATACAGACCAAACATTTGTAAGAGTTGATTCATATGTTCCTCCTATTGTTGACGGGGATAATAATTCTATTACTGAAACACATTCTCATTTTATTACAACACAAGCAGTAACTGATTTAGATACAGATTATTCATATGGAAATCAGTCAGGTGTTGGTAATGGGAAAGTAGGATTGGGGTCAGCGCAAGAATCTCTCAACCTCACATTTACTCAAGCAGACGTTGGTATGGAGTTGAACCCTGGAACATTCACTCTAAATACTAGTATCAAGAAACCTATTCCTGATGTAGTATTCTCTCCTACTAGAACAGTTCCCCTAGCACCAGAGTTTCATAAAGCAAAATATATTATTAAAGCATTCTAAAATATGACAACAAAAGCACTTGCACCTTACCGACCAATAGAATTAATGTCAGATGTGAATCTGACTGACTTTGAATTCAATGATTTTATTGGTATTTGGAGAAATTTTGTTCCTAAAGCATTTTGTGACCAACTTATTAAATATGGTAATGATGTTTTAGATGATGTTGTAGGACATAGTATTGGTATTGGTACTGAAGATATTATGGACGGTGGTTCGATGTACAATGGAAGACATCGACGCCATGATAGATCATTTATGTTGAACTATCACAGTGATCAGTGGGCGTCACAAATTAATCAATTTTTAAAGTCAACTGCTCTTCATTATGTTCAACAATATTCTCAATTATCGCATGTTGGGTTGACATCAACTGATATTAAATTTCAACGTACACCACCAGGTGGTGGATATCATCTATGGCATTATGAAAATGGAGATGTTGGACACGCCCAACGAGAAGTTACGTGGATGATTTATCTGAATGATGTAGAAGATGGTGGAGAAACAGAGTTTCAGTATCAATTGCGTAGACTCAAACCTACTGCAGGTACAGTAGTTATGTTTCCTGCAGGAATGACTCACGTACATAAAGGTAATTTAGTTATGGGTGAGAATAATAAATACATAGTAACAGGTTGGTACATTAAATCGGGGAAAACAAATGGCTGAATACGTAAATAGGGATTCTATTTTGGAAGTCGATTTCCTCAATTTAATTGTTATCGATGCTAATAAAACTTTTCTATTAAATGATGGTCGTAAGGTACTTTCTACCGAGAAATTTGAAAAAGATGTAATGGTTAGATTCTTGGAGAATCTAGATCCTTTTTGGCATACAGAGACTGATCAACTACAAACACTGTCATTCTTTTCTGATGGTAGTTTATTTTGTCAAAGGAAAAAGCAAAAGTTTGATTTTGTAAATGATAGAAAAGTGTATACTACATACACTTTCAGTGGATATACTACTGAACAGGTTTCTGATTTACAGGATAAGGTTCTCACTTTTCTTGACGCTAATAAAGTAGTCAAAGAGATTAAAATCAATAAGTATGTAACCAAAGTTGATGATAGTATTTTATTCTTTGATAAAACTTACCTAAAAAGATTGCAAGAAAGAAATGCTATTTTGACATCAACTGATTGGCGTATTCTTCCTGATGTTGTTGATACTTATGCTGGAGAGAAAGACAGATGGATTTTATATCGTCAGACAATTAGAGCACTGGGAATCAAACCTGTTGCAGAATATGCAACTCCGTTAGAATTTTTTAAAGCTGTTAGGTCTTTAAAATGGCCTATTGATCCCAAAAACTTTAAAGATTTATATCCTGATGGTGTAGATGTTGATGGAAATGTGGTAGAATACTTGGGAACTGACACCCAATGGGTTGAAAGAGATACTGATTCATCAAGAGATTTGGTTGAATCAAGACTTTCTCACATTATTGCAATGCGTCAAGACTATGTTAAATCAGAAAGAGTAGTTTCCACTGCTGTTAAAGAAATGATGAAACTATTGAAACTTGAGGATTTTGTTGAAGGTGGAGTTGATTACAATAAAATTTACACTGCAGAGGATTTAAATGATATGGCAGAGTGATCTACTGTCTCAAGACATTGTAGAATATATTACATCACATTATAATGATAAGAACTTTCAATGTGGTAGTATCAGTAATCCTGATTCATCTGTAAAACAGAATTTGATGATGAAGTGGACTGATCCTTATAATAGATTAAATGAAGGTGTGTGGTCTGAAATAAAGAAGAAAGATCACTTCACTACATTATATTCAATCAAGCAAATGTCCCAGTTATACTTTCTATGGTATAAACAGGGACATTTTTATAATTGGCATATGGATTCTCATCCTTGTGGTGGTGTAAATGCTGATATGAGTATGACTATCTTCTTGAATGATGACTACGAAGGAGGTGAACTAGTAATCAAAGTAGGTAATATAGAGACATCACATAAACCAAAGGCAGGAACGGTTATCATATACAATACGGGAGCATTGCATAAAATTAACCCTGTCACCAAAGGAGATAGGAAAGTAATTGTTGGATGGTTGGAATCTGATATACAAGACAGTTTTATGCGTTCTCATCTCATAGACTACTCTCGTGTGATGCATAGTATGC